ACAGAATCATTCGCAAAGAGGTTGTGTGTGATGGTCTTGACAAGAATGATGCTGATTATGCTTTATCGCAAATGCACTCCGAAAAAAATGAAGTAATAGAAATCGAAGAATATAGAGTTATGAGAGATGACATGAACCGAAAGGTTAAAGGTTTAGGTCGTGACCCAGATTTGTATGAGTAACCCTTATAAATAATTTATTATAAGGAGTCACTTTATGTCAGATAATTATTTTATGGGGCTGGACGGATTTGTCTGGTTTACTGGTGTTGTTGAAGATCGCAATGACCCTTCACAATTAGGAAGAGTGAAAGTTCGTTGTCTAGGATTTCATACTGAAGATAAAAATAAAATTCCCACAGACAGTTTACCTTGGGCTCATGTTATGCACCCTGTTACTGACCCATCAATGCAAGGTATGGGAACGACACCTTCTTTTCTGGTTGAAGGAACTTGGGTTGTAGGTTTTTTTACAGATGCAAAAGAAAAACAACAACCTATTATTATGGGTTCTTTGCCTGGCATACCTCAATCAACTTCAGATACAACAATGGGTTTTAATGACCCTACTGGAACTTATCCAAATACATCACACGATCCAAGTAGACACTCTATAGATGAAAGCGATGTAAATCGTCTTGCAAGAAATAGTGAAGATTATATCCATCATGTTATTACAAGAAAAGACACAGAGTATGATGGAGTGTTTAGAGAAGATGATACAAGTTTAAGTGAGGGTCAAAATACATCTGCAATTTTTGGTGCATCTGATACTACATCTGTTACCACTTCAGAAGGTGCAGCTCCAGATGGTGTAACTGTTTCTGTTCCAGTTGCAAATGAAAAAAATATTATCGGTAGTACAGAACTTGAAATACAAAAAGGTGAATATCCATATGAGGACATTCAAGAATCTTTAATACCAGAGTCACCAGACTATGTTGTTTCAACGAGTTCAGTAAAAGATAAAGTTGAAACTAAATGGTGGAATGGTGTAGAGTCAGAAGATGAAACAAAAAGAGTTGCTACTGTTGATGCATCACGAACAGCTGATACAATCAATCCGACATATGGTGCATCTCAAGATGACACAAGTTTAAATGAGGGTCAAGGACAAACTGTTACAAGTTCGCCAGGAAGTATAACTTGGAATGAACCAAAGACAACAGATAAAACTTCATCTGGTCAAACAAGGTATAGTGCAGTATATCCAAAGAACCATGTTTTTGAATCAGAGAGTGGACATATAAAAGAATATGATGATACAGTAGGTGCAGAAAGAATACACGAGTATCATAAGGCTGGAACTTTTTATGAGATAGATGCTGACGGAAATAAAGTTACAAGAATAGTTGGAAGTAAATATGAGATTGTTGCTGGCACAGAATTTGTTAATATTAAAGGAGATGTAAATCTCACTATCGACTCAAATTGTAAAACTTATATCAAGGGTGACCACGATATACAGATTGACGGAAACGTAAATGAAATTATCAAAGGAACGTATACAAGAAAAGTTACAGGAAATGTCATTGAACAAATTGGTGATGCTGATAATATATCATCAAAAGATGAAATCATATTTGGTAATGTTACAGAGGTAATCGGAGATACAGAAAATCCTTCAACTAAAACTGAAATAACTTTTGGTAATTATGTTCTAACAATCGGTGATGAAAATAATGAGTCAACAAAAACAGAAACAACATTTGGAAACGTAACAGAGATTGTTGGTTTAGATAGTGTATTCTTTTCTACAAAATCTGAAACCATCTATGGAAATGTTACAGAGATTATTGGAACAACAACTAACACAGCCACCAAGACACAAAATATTTTTGGTAACTCTGCGATAACTATTGGTGATGTAAGTAATCCATCAACTTTTACAGAAACAGTTCATGGTAACTTCTCAACAACTATCGGAGATACAACCAATACAACGTCTACATTTAGTGATACAATTTTTGGTGCAATAACAAATGATTTTAAATCAACACTAACATCTACAATTACAGGTGCAGTTTCAGAAACACTTTCAAGCACAATGACACAAGCAGTCACAGGTGCAGTTACAGAAACATTTAGTGCTGGACAAACAACAACTGTTACAGGAACTATGGACTTAAACGGAACAACCATCACACTAAACTAAGGAGAAATAAAATGCCAGCAGTATCAAGACAAGGAGATGCATTAAGTACAGGACATATATGTGCAGCTGCAACTACACTAACTTCACCAGGCCAATCATCTGTTCTTGCAGAGAGTAAGGCTGTAGCAAGACAAGGAGACTCAACTGTTGCACACGCATTTCCACCATCACCAGCTTGTAATCCTCATGTTGCAACAATAGGTGGTGGATTATCTTCAGTTTTAGTAGAGGGTTCTCCTATTGCAAGAGTTGGAGATGCAGCTGATGCTGGTGCCTTAACTTCTGGTGCTTCTACTGTATTTGCTGGATAATTTGTTATAAATAATAGAAACTAGGAGTTCGCAAATGGCTGCAGGATATGATGCACAGTTAAACAACGATAGTGATCGTAATGTAAAGCAATATGTCGATTTAGATTTATTCTTTGGTAGGAAAAGTTCTGATAGAGATATTAATGTAGTTACCGATATTCAATCTGTAAAACGATCTATTCGTAATCTTGTTTTATTAAATCATTATGAAAAACCTTTTCATCCAGAGATTGCATCTGGTGTTAGGGATATGCTATTTGAAAATATGACACCCATAACTGCTAATATTTTAGCAAGAAAAATTCAAGATGTAATTAATAATTATGAACCAAGAGCAAGACTTATATCTGTTCGTTCTTTACCAGATTTAGATAGAAATGGTTATGAAGTTGTTATTGAATTTTTTGTTGTAAATGCTCCCACAGAACTCGTTGAGTTATCACTATTACTAGAGAGATTACGATAATGGCTACAAATCCAAAAAGACTTAAAGTTACAGAACTTGACTTTGATAATATTAAAGACAATTTAAAAGTTTTTCTAAAATCACAAGATAAATTTAAAGACTATGATTTTGAAGGTTCTGGAATGAGTGTTCTTTTAGATACCCTTGCATACAATACTCACTATCTTGGTTTCAATGCAAATATGCTTGCTAACGAAATGTTTTTAGATAGTTCTGCTTTGAGGTCTAGTGTTGTATCTCACGCAAAAACTTTAGGATATGAAACTAGATCAGCAACAGCGCCTGTTGCAACTATAGATGTAAATTTAACAACAAGTGCATCTACAAAAACAATGCCTGCTGGAACAACATTTACTTCAACGATTGATGATGTAAGTTATCAATTTGTAACTGTATCAGATATTACAGCTTCTAACTCTGGTAATTCTGTTATATTCAAAGATACTAATATCTACGAGGGAACATATGTAACAATAACATATACTGTCGATAGTAATGACGTAGACCAGAGATTTTTATTGACAGACCCTAGAGCAGATACGACAACACTTACAGTAAAAGTTCAAAATTCATCAACAGATACTACAACTACAACTTATACAAAAGCAACAGATATAACTCAACTTTCTGAAACTAGTTCTGTATATTATATACAAGAGGTAGAGAGTAATAGATATGAAGTTTATTTTGGAGATGGTGTTGTTAGTAAAGCTTTATCAGACGGAAATATTGTAGAACTTTCATATGTGATAACAAATAAAACTGCAGCTAATGGTGCAAATACATTTACCTCACCAACAACAATAGATAGTGTTACTGATATTGGTATAACATTAATTAAATCTGCATCTGGGGGTGCAGAACCAGAAAGTATTCAGTCAATTAAATTACAAGCACCATTAGATTACGCTGCTCAAGGAAGATGTGTAACAGTAGAAGACTTTAAAGTTTTCACTAGAAAATTATTTGCAAATACACAAGCTGTTTCTGTATGGGGTGGAGAAGATGGAAGTTATGATGTTTCAACTGGAGTTTCATCCACACCAGAATATGGAAAAGTTTATATATCAATTAAAACAAATACTGGTAATAATTTAACTACTGCACAGAAGGCTAAATTAGTTAAAGATTTTTCTCCATATAAAGTTGCATCTATTACACCAGTTGTAGTTGATGCAGAAACCACACTTATTATATTAGGTACTACATTTCAATATGATTCTACTGCAACCACTTATAGTGTAACAGAATTAGCAAGTTTAGTCAATACTACAATATCTAATTTTAATACTACAGAGTTATCTGCTTTCGATAAACCATTTAGACACTCTCAACTAACTGGACTTATTGATAATACTGATAGTGCAATTTTAAGTAATATAACAACAGTTACTTTAGCTAAGTTCATTACTCCAACAACTACTGAAGCAACAAGTTACACTATTAATTTTAGTAATGCTCTTTTTAATCCACACTCTGGACATAATGCAGATAATGGTGGTATTATTGCATCTACTGGATTTTTTCTTGAGGGAAATACAACCACAGAGTATTTTTTTGATGATGATGGTACTGGTAATCTAAGAATTTATTATCTTGTTGCTGGTGTTAGAACTTATACAAATAATACAGC